ATTGGGTTCGGTTTTTAGCGGATTGCCGTATCCGTCAAATTACAAAATCATTTCAACATTTCTTCTTCTAACCCTAACAAATCCTTCAATCCTTGTATTCCTCCGTTGTCTTCAATCCAATCGCCAACGATTGATACATCTTTGCCTTTCCATAGTTCGTCTTCCAAATCTTGAAGAAACTTTAAATCATTAGGGTCGTTCAAATCAAACCCTTCAATTTGAGGCGGTTCTTCATCGTCGTCGTAAAAATTATACCAATATTCTTCATTCAATAACATTTCTTTAACGAAACATTCTTCCAGCGTCGTAGAAAGGCATCCATCGTATTCTTCAACTTTTTCATCCCAAGTTTCATCGCTATTGACATCAAACAATTCAAATGTTTCTTTGATGTATTTGCGGATGTTATTATCAATATATTCAACCATCTTCAATTTATAATCTTCAACATTTATTTCTTTCTGCGTCATTTGAGCGGACATCGGTAATTCGCAAAGGGAATTAAAATATACAAATAGTCTAAAAACAGAAAATATTTTTTAGTTAGGAAAGAACATTCAAAGAACATTCATAGGAAGTTGAGAGTAAGAAGTTGAGAGCAAATAATATTATTATTTAGTAATAATAATATCATTCCAATAATAATCTCCTTAATATATCTCCAAAAAATCTAATCATCCAAATATCCAAATAATAATAACGACCTCTCATATATTTGAAAGAGATTTTATAATAGAAAATTACTGAATACGGGCTCCGCTCCGTAAATCAATCGTAAAGTCTCTCTCGAACGAAATAAAGCAAACGATATCGCAAGTAATATTCGTAGGAGTATTAATCTGTCCCAATATCTGAACTGCTTTGGCAACACCATCTTCTGACGGAATAGAGCGAGATGCGTTTCCGTAGTAGTATCTGTATAGAGATTGGTAGTCTTGCTTTCCAATTTGTCCCGATGCCATAGATGTCGTCAAACTTCCGTTCAACTGGTTAGATGACACCAACTGCTCTACGAATTCTTCCCAATCGTATTGGAGTTGATTGATAAATAAATTCTTACCCGAAATTTGAATTTGGAAATTATTTATGCTAATAGGATCGGGTGTTCCACCAGTAGAACAGAAAGGAGAAAGAAGAGTAGATGTTGTAATACCAGTTCCTCCACCAGCGTTATAAGAAACACCATTAGATGCTATATTAATCAACGCTTGAACCAAGACCTTACGAATATTAGGAATACCATTAGAAACCAAAAGATTAAAATTCTGTCCTCCCGCTTGGTTAGGGAATTGGTAGTAGAAAATATCCTCATAAACAACCTTTTTCGTAGGAGAAAGCGAAAGCAGACGCTGTTCTGATAGAGGAGAAAGAGTATATACGGGACAATACAATCTACAAGATGTAATAGGGCAAGAAACAACATTTGTAATTTGACTAAACTGGGTTCTAACAATAGAGAGAGCAACTGAAACGATTTCAGTTTCGGCAACTGGGGCAAGGTCAATATCGGGAGGAATAAGAGTTTGAGAACCTTGTCCTAACGCGCAAGAAGCAAACATAACTGGATTAGTTCCACCACCACCAAGTATAACTGGGGCAGTAACCAAAGTTTGAAAAGCGTCTGCCGTAACAGCGGGGGTATTAGTTTGAATTGTAGCGGATGTTTGACCGACTTGGAAATAGACTTGGTTAGTATTCAAATACATTCTAAATGTTCCACCCTTCGTCATCGGCATCTTACAGAACATATCAGCAATATCCTTCAAACGAATAACAGCATCAATACAGACTGCTCTCGTAGTCAAAGCACCAGTAGTTTGATAAAGAACGCAAGTCTTGAAAATAAGGGTTGCTTGGGTATTTGTCATCAAATAACCTTGGTTCAAACTAAAAGTGCTAACTGCTGGTGTATAAGTAGGGTCATAATTGATATATGCCATTCTATTAACCAACCCTTGATTAAATACATAACGAAGGTCTTGACTTGGTAAAGTTGTTTTGGTGCTAATATTGGCACTTAAAGTAGGAACAACAACTGGTGCGGCACCAGTCGTAGTAGTAAAAGCAAAAGTAGAAATATCAACTTGGATAGAAGTCAAGTTATTAAACAAACCCGCACCGCAACCAGCAAGAACATTTGTTCCAGTAGTAGCGGAAGAATTAAATCCCCAAGAAAGAGATGTATCTGGACTGAAACCGCATACAGCACCCCAATCTCTCAAATCATCAACCGACCAAGAAGTTAATGCTCTAAAAGAACACCATAAATTCATATATGGGGTTTGTTGAATGACACTTCCATTATTAAATTCTACATTCATAGAATGGAGTATATTCCAGTATCCGTTTTTCAAAGCAACAACCCAATCATATCCAGTATCCGTAGCTGCCGTAATATTAGCATTTGCTCCTTCCAATTGGAGAACCAAAGGCATAAGGATAAGACCTTCCGACCAATTACACCATCCACCACTATTTGCTAACGGCGTTGTATCTATAACAATTTGAGAAGAATAACTGCCGTTGTTATTGTCATTAACATACAACCATTGTTTATCAACAAACTCGGAGGTTGTCAATTCGCTATTTATCGTATCTTCAAAGACAAGACTATCCATTATAATATACTAAAAGATAAAATTATCTCTGATAATTCCGATAAATAAAAAAGTGAGAAAACCTCACTTTTTTTTTTTATAAAATATTGATTTGAACCAATATTTTATTAATTGCTAAAACTAATATATTTTTTAGGAATTCTTGATTTCGCTAATTTAGTATTCCTTAATACATCCGATGCTTTTTTAACAACCCCATTATCAAATACTTTTTCTTCTAAATTATGTATCCCACTTCCAATAGACCGATGATGAGATTTCGCTACAATTCCTCCAATTTTCGCTTTATGAGAAAATCTTGCTCCTCCTACACTTCTTAACTTATGAATATACATAATATAATACAAGATTATTATTTATTTCCGCCCTTACCACTTAATACTATATCCGTTACATTATCGGTAATAATCAATTGAATAACAAAATTAGGGTCTTGAATAGAAATTGGTAATAGATTTTGGTCTAAAAGTTTCAAGGTGATAAACTGATATTGTCCTGGATTAACATTAATATACGCTGGAAAATTAGGTTGAATTGTAAATTGAGAACCAAAAAATCCTTGGGGAGCAAAACTATATAACAAATTATTTGGGACTGAATAGTTATTATTAATAAGATTACAAGTAAGAACATAAGAGGAGAGAGGAGTTATTTGAGGAGCAGTTGTAGATTGATACGCTTGTTGAGTTATGAATGCGGGAGATTGAGTTTGAGCGGGAGGAGTTCCACTAATAACTGCTTGGGAGTAGGTTGGAGCACCTTGCGGATAATATCCACTTTGAAATCCTACTACTTTTGTAAAATTATTATTTAAAATATTAATCATAGGAGAGATTGCTTGGGCGGTTGGTATCGCCCAAGTAGCAGTTCCTGGCAAAGTCCAACTATTAGCAGTCGCAATTGTAGTATCAATTGGAAACACTTGGAGTTCAATTGTATAATAAGTAGGATTGGTAATCCAGTTCAAAAGATAAACAAAATTAGAACCACTTACTAAATAATGTCCGTTTCCAATCATAGTAAATTGTAAAAAATTGTTAATATCATCAAGAGTATAAAATCCATCTGGCATTAGAACATTTACAATCGTTCCATCAACCCAAACATACTGATAAGTATTATTATTGTTAAGAGCAGTAATATTAAAGGTTGAATAATACATTTGAAGGGTTGCTAATGCTATTTGCTGACTTTCCTTAATAGTAATAGAACCCGCTGGAAAAGCATATACCAATTCTGAATTGTTTGTATTTGGAACAATATTTCCGCTATTCAAAATAAGAGTTCGCATCTATAATATAATTAGATAAGAATTATACGATTTCTAACAATAAATCCGTCATTTGTCTTTTGGTTATTTTTCCTTCATTTGAGAACTTTACTACTAATGCTCTTAATTCTCGTATTAATTTAACTGAATTATTACCCGCTAAATACTCTCCTTTCAAAATTTCAAATTGATTTTCATCTTCCTTATCATTTATTTTAAGTTTAAAATGGTCTAAAAGTCCCGCTCCTTGAATAACATTATAGAGATAAGATTGTTCGCTATTAGGTAGTTTGCTAAAATGTTTATGGTTTAGTTTTCCAGTTGCTAAAACATCATTCATTAATTCTCTTGTATCCTCACTAACTGGAAATGGTTTAAATTTCGTATTGCCTAAACTTTTATGTTTAAAATGTAATACTCCTTGTTGGTCTAATCTATGTTTATCAATAACAAATTTTCCAAATTCTAAATGTTTTGGTGTATCAAGAATAGAAATACCTTTACCAATTTTCTTTGTTCTTATACCTCTACCTCTTTGAACTGGTGTAGCAGAACCAGGAGTAGAAGAAGGAGTATCTATTCCACTTTCCTCACCAGTTGTTCCATAAGAAGTATATCCTTGACTTGGTTGTCGTAAAGTCATAGTAGGGGTTGGAGGTTCTCTTGTAGGAATTCGTATAGGAACTGGTGCTTCCATTCTTGCTCTAATACTTTTCAAATCATCTATTAAAGTATCACTAATGTTTCCTAATGTATCATCAATAACATCTATTTTTTGATTAAGAGTTAATTGATTTGATAGTAATGCTCCGTTTAATTGTATTAAATTATTTTCATCGGGAAGACTATCTAATACATTTTGAAGTTCTTGTAAAATCTCCATTTTATCAACTTGGGTTTTCAAATTAAGTTGAGCGAAATTTGCTTCTGTTGGTAAAGTCCTTATTAAATCTCTAATACTTCTTCCAGTTTCTAATAAAGTTTCTCGTTGGTCTCTATTTGCTCCAACAACAAGCATACTTAAATGGTCTAAAACTACATCCAAATCACTTTTCTTTGGAATAATCCGTAAAATATCTTGAATACTTCTACTCAAAGCGTCAAATTTATTTTTGATATTAGCATTTGCTACTGGCATCAAACCACTTGCTTCATCAAGTTCTTCAATATAACGAGTAAGATAATCAAAGAAAAATGTTGGTGTTAAAATCTTAATATCAAATCGTTTCTTAACATCTTCGGCAATTGCTTTCGCAGTAAGATTAAATTTATATACAAGATCGGGGTCATCCGTCATTCTTGTTACTATTTGTTTCGCTTCAACATCCCTAAAACCAATATCTAAAAGATTTGATAGAGCAGTTTGTATTTGTAATGATTGGTCTTGTATTAATTCTTCGGGGGACATACTCTGTCTTAATGTTAAGAATACTGGTTCTTCATTCTTAAAATCCTTTCTCGCTTTTGCTATATTAGCATCATTCGCTATGGCTATTCTCAAAAGTTCATCTTGGGTCTGATACGCCTTTTTCAAATCGTTTGGATGTCGTTGATTGACAATAAGCATACTACCAGTTCTACTCATATATATACTATACTATTTAAAATTTTCGGGAATTTCATATAATTCATCAAAATTTTTTCTAAATCTTTCATCGGGTTTAGCGTTAATATCAATCAATAAGAAATGTTTTTGGTCTTTTGTAGCGTCTTCATACATTTCCTTTATAAACTTCTTATCAAAATCGTAAGAGAAATCATTCATAATCATTTTCAAATCTCGCATAGACGACAACTGCTTTATAAATAGATGAGATAATTGTAGTCTAATTAGTTTCGGCATTTTAAACCAAGAATGACTAATAAATAAAATAGAACAACCTTTCTTACGACAACGGATATAGAAGTCAGCAACTGGGGCAAGTTTTTTTTCTCCTTCATTTACCATATCATCTAAAATAACCAGCGTATTTGTATCTTCATCAAACTTGGATAAGTCGGGTAGGTTTTCAACACCTTCTAAAACCTCTACCCCCTTCTTCTTATATTTGTCTTCTACATATTCATAAATTGGTTCTTTTTTGTCTTTGGTTATGATGTAGATTTTTTCAAATGTTTCGGGCATATTATAAATAATATTCATTAAGGTCTGCGTCTTACCACTTCCCGAATTTCCAAGAATAACTGCTCTCATAGGAAGTTTAATATGATGAGTATCAAAATGAGGGTTATGCGTCTTCTTCAAATACCTATCGGGTATTTTTTCATACCAATTAAATAATTCCGTCTTTTTAGGCATAGTATAATATAATATAATAATATAATAGTATGTCAGTTCAACCGCCACCTACAAATACGACAACCCCCGTTTATAATCCTATATTTTTTATTGACCCCGCCTCTTCAAGTGGTATTACAATTCCTTTTTTAGATGCGAATTATCTAAAATTTCCTACCGCCCAAGGTAGCGAAGATTTTACAAATGGTTTATTTTCAACAGATACAATTGACTTCAATTCAGCAACTGGAGCAAATAGAGCAATAACAAATTTATCAACATCATCATTTTCTGATATTTTAGGTAATGCTACTTATACCGCAAGTATAGAAGAAAACTCAACAGCTATTGGAACTTATGATGGTGGTTTAGTAATAACTTCTTCAAATACCATTAATTTAGTAGGTGCCGATGTATTATTAAACGGAGTTCCAATAACGACTGGTGGTGGTGATGTTTTTCTTGCTGGTAATAATACTTTTACTGGAGCAAATACTTTTAATTCAACTTTTTCAGTAGATAATACTCAAACAAATATAGGACAATTACCAACTGGAAATAATACTGCTATTGGTCTTGCGACATTAGGAGATATAATAATTGGTGGTGATAATAATTCCGCTTTTGGATATACTGCTTTACAAGCACTAACAAGTGGTTCATTTAATACTGGTTTAGGTTATGCTTCATTAGCAAATTCATTAACAGACGATAATAATACAGCAGTAGGTTATTGGAGCGGACAACAATTAAACGGAGGAAGTAATAATACATATTTAGGATACGAAAGTGGTTATAATCAAACTACTGGGAGCGGAAATGTTGCTATTGGTTATCAAACTGGTGTAAATGCTACTGCTACAACTTTAAGCAATACAATAGCAATTGGAAAAGGTATAACTTCCGTAGCAACTGGTGATATGATTTTTGGATTTAGTCAATTTAGTCCTCCTAATGATTATTGGGCGAAATTTACTCCTAATAATACTTTTGGAGGAATTACATTACAAGGAACTAATCTTGGTAGTAGTAATTTTACAATTGACGCAACTGGTAGTTCAGTAGCATTAAACTCAACAAATATTTATTTAAACGCTACAAATACGGCAAATATTACTAATATATTACAATCTCCAAATAATCCAAATATAAATGTATTATCAAGCGGACAAGGAACTTTTTATATAAGTAGTCAAAACCCATATTTTGCTTATAATAATGCTGGAGTAACTACTTCTCAACAATTAGTAAATACAACAACATTATCTACTTACGCCCCTATAAATTCTCCAAATTTTACTGGAACACCTACTGCTCCAACAGCAACATTTCCGGATAGTTCTACTCAAATAGCAACAACCGCATACGTTTCAACTGCTATTAGTAATATTAGCAACCCTATTGTAACAACCCAATTTACTTGCTCTCAAGTATCATTTAATTCGCAATGGAGTGGATATATTCCATTAAATATTACTATGAATAGTTTTACATTTTTATTTTATACTAATAATCCATCAACTTCTCCAACATTAACTTCGGGTTTTCCACTAACATCTAATAATACTCAATTTAGTGGATTTGGAACTGCTACAAGACAAAATTATACATCTAATGGAAATTCCCAATATGGTTATATTTTTACAATTTTAAATTATTATGGTGCCCCAAATCCTAGTCCTAATTTAACAATGTATTCAGTTGTTCTTAATGCCCCTTCACCTAGTGGATGTTGTTTTGTTGAAATAACTGGTTTAATTGACAATGCTTATTATTATAATTTACTTAATAATAACTTAACATTAATAATTACAAAATGGAATTAAAACCTTTGGTTTAGATATTTTCTAAAACGACCAAGGTCGTTTGATAAAATATAATAATCTTGTATATATTATATGTCTATACAACCTTATAATTCGCAAAATCAAACAACATTAGTTCCAAATACTCTTTTAGGATACTCATCTAACGGCGTTTCTGCTATTGAAATAACTCCTACTGCTATTACGATTGCTGGTGATTTGAATACAGCTACCCCTATTTATGTAGGAATATCAGCAGCAACCGGTTTAACCACTACATTAGCGACTGGTTTAAATGTAAATTGCGATTTCAATATGAACCAAAATGATATTACTAATATTGCTTCAATTATAAATGAAGGGAATAATTTAAATATCAATACAGGGGCGTCTTCACTTGATATAAATATTTTTGCTGGTAACACTCTTAATTTGACTGGTAATGACGATATTAATTTAACTTCAACAAATGGAAAAACATATATCAATCTTTCTGGTTTATCAACTGGGGACGGAGAACTTGTTTGCTCTAATTTTAGTAGTCCAGGAGATATTAGCATTTCGGCATTAAGTGGAGGTGTAGTAAGTTTAAACTCTGGTGACAACGTTCAAATAAATGCTGGTGAAAACTTTTTTGTAAATACAAACGCTACAACTGGGATTATCACTTTGAATACGGATAGTATGGATATAAATTCTACAAACGGATTAAATATGAACTTTAAAAATATTGTTAATTCTACTGGTCTCACTACAAGTGGGGGTAATATTGATATAATCTCCCAAACAGACGATATTAATATTCAATCTGTTACTGGAATGAGTATTGCGGTTAATAATGGGTCATTAAATTTTTCTTCAAATGGTGCTGGAATTAATTTAACAACAGACCAAGATATTAATATTACCTCTGGATTTGAAATTCAATTCATAAATCCTACCGAAACTTGGTTTAATTCTACAATTCCAAATATGGGCGACGGAATAGTATATGGTAAATTTAACGGTCCTTTATCTGGAAATGCTACGACTGCTTCGTCTGCTTCGTCTGTTGCTATATCTGATAATAATACGTCGGCAACATTTTACCCTACTTTTGTAAGTAATAATACTGGTAATTTGGCGTTGAATGTAGATAAAACGACAAATCCTTTGTCATATATACCTTCAACAGGTAATTTGTCCGCTACATTATTTACTGGTCTGCTTTCTTCTGGTGGATTAGTTTATTTATCAACTGGTTCTCAAAGTATTACTGGGTCTGCTTCTGCTACCAATATTAGTTTGGCAGGAATATTCAACTCAACTTATAAAAATTATCGTATAGTTTTGGCACCAACTACCCAACTGACCTTTACAGCGTATCCTTCTTATAGTCTTCAAGCGTTTTTAGGGAGTGGAACTTTACCGACGACTTCTTCTCTGTATGGATTTGAAATGACTTCCTCTGCGACTACTGTTGTATCACCAGTTTATACTGCTGGGGCAACTATTAGTTCTTCTCCTTTAATATTGGCAGTAAGTCAAACGGTTAATCACCAAACAATTATTGAAATAGAAAATGTAGGTTTTACTGCGACTACTACTCAATCATTAGGTTTAAAATGTAAATCGTTTTATTCTAACCCCGGTATCAGTGGGGCATCGGATAGAAGTATTATAGCGACAAATATTAGTGGTTCTACTATAAGTGGTTTAGTTCTACAACAAAGCAGTATATCAGTAAGTAATAATATGACGATTGGTTGGACTATATACGCATATAAATAATAATAATAATATATATTATGGTTTCTATGAGTGAGGTTTTTTGGGTTGGGTTTTATACTTCTTCTATTGCTTTTGTTTTAGCATTAACAAGACAATTGTATAAGAGCAAATGTCAAAGTCTAAAATGTTGCGGTTGCGAACTATTAAGAGATACAGAAGCAGAAGAGAAGATAGATGAATTAGAAATGGAACGACATCCTACGCTCCCATCGGATACAAAGACCCTCCCTTCTTGACCGCATAATTAATATTAAAATAAATCAAAGAATATTTATTATGTTCTCCTTTAAATTTGGTATTATAATGTTCTAATTTAGAACCATTAAAAATTGTTGGTCTATATTTTGTATCATATTCTTCTCCTCCAATCATAATATTACCACCTTCATAATCACCAAATGAAACCAATAATCCCTCACCTACATTATTTTTATCAATATGAGGGGTTGATACTAAATTATGATTTATTTGAATAGTAGTAAAATGAAAAGGACAAATCTCTTTACCAATTTTTACAATTTCTTTATATATTTCGGGATGTTCTTTACTTAAAGCAGACAAACCAATACCACTTTTATATCTTCCTCTAATTAATCCAAAAATACCGCCTCTATGTCTTGGAAAATTATGTCTGTTATTTTCTTTTACAATTGGTATGGTAATTTCATTTAACATTTCATATAATTTATCAAATAGTTTAGAACTAACTTTTTTTTGATAGACAGCATCTTCTTTCATTATATATTAAATATATAATATAATAATGCCGATTATTGATAATCAAAAATTATACAATCAAGTCAAACATTTAGCAGATAAATTATATTCAAAACCATCAGCATACAAGAGTGGGTTTTTAGTGAAAAAATATAAGGAATTAGGTGGGACTTATAGCGATGATAAAGAACCTAAAAATCTAAAAAGATGGTTTCAAGAAGATTGGAAAGATGTTGGTGATAAAGAGTATCCAGTTTATAGACCTACTAAACGGATTAATAAAAATACACCATTAACGCCAAATGAAATAAAACCATCTAATTTGAAAAAACAGATTGATTTAAAGCAAATTATAATGGGTAATTATAATTTACCAAAGTTTGAGGGTAAAGATCTTAAATCAGAAGAGATTTTGGAATATTCTAATCCTACAATTGTATTTAAGAAAGCGAGAAAATATTTAGGAAAAGATGTTAAAATAGAACTATCCAAAAATAAAAATAAAAAATATATGGTATTTAATCCTAATACTGAAAAATGGATTAATTTCGGTCAAATGGGTTATGAAGATTTTACAAAACATAAAGACCCTATTAGAAGACATAATTATTTAACAAGAACTGCTAATATGAAAGGTAATTGGAAAGATAATCCGTATTCTCCAAATAATCTCTCTCGTAATATCCTTTGGTAATTTTATATTACTAATATATTATGAGAAATCATACTCCGAAACCAAAATATCTCAAAAATCTTACTGGATTTCCTAAAAAAGATACTGGATCTATAACCTTAATTGAGAGTGAAAATCCATTATTTATAGTTGAAGTTTATGATTATAGAGGTATTTTTGTTGGGTATATGGGAAATAAATGTTTTAGGAAAAAAGACGAAAATATTAACTCTATCAATATTATAAATGGCATCAACGAGGAGAACATTAGAGCAGATATTTTTTGATACTTATAATAAGGTTGGGAAACAAATGGAAATATCTCCAACTCAATACGCTAATTTAATTGTAAATAATATTGAAGACGGACATAAAAAAGTTGGGTATATGAAAATAACAGCATCTATGCTTAAAGGGGCGAAACGAATATTAGAAAGCAGTAAGGAAGCAGAGGAAGAAGCGAAGATGGAATTAGGACAAATGATTTCTCATAGATTTAATAAACGAAAATCGGAACAAAAATCCGAAACCGAAGTAGTAAAGAGAAGTAAAGGACGACCTAAAAAATATGAAAGCGATGAAGAACGAAAAATGAATAAAAGGATTAGTTCTGTTAATAGTGCTAATAAAACTAAACTGAAAAAAGAATTAGACCTAATTGGAAGTGATTATAATTTGGATACGCATTCGTTAGATGAAGTTATTAATATCTTATTAGAACATCCTACCCAATTTTCTACAAAGGCAGTTAATTTAGCGAAAAAAATTCAACCTAACCTCAAAGAACCGAAACCAGTAAAAGAACCGAAACCAGTAAAAGAACCGAAACCAGTAAAAGAAAAACCGATAAAACAACCGAAAGAACCAAAACCTCCAAAACCAGTAAAACAACCTCGTAAAAAATTTGAGAGCGAAGAAGAGCGACAAGTTTATAGAAAAATGAGTGCTAAAAATTCTGCTAATAAGAGTAGACTTAAAAAAATGTTGAAACCATATAATATTCATATTAGTAAAGATGGTAAGGATGGTTTGGATTTTAATGAAGCGGTTAGTTATATTATACAAAGACCGGAACATTTTACTACTGGAATAGTTAATTTAGCGAAACGAATTGAAGACTATTTAAAACCAGAGAAAGTTGGGAACGGAATGCCAGATTTTCAAGATTTGAATTGGGGTTCTCTAACCAAACAATTTAAAGCGTTCAAATCGTCTCATCCTACTATTAATACTCTTGAAAAGTTTGCGAAATATATTATTGGTAATAAGGATGAATTTCAAGATAGGACTATTAAACGAGCAAACTTTTATTTGAATGTTATTTTAGGAAAAGGGTTGGATAGCGATAGCGGATATTCTTCTGATAGTTCTTCTGATAGTGGTAGTTATTATGATGGAGAAAGTAATACTGGTTTTGGCATAAATAAAATATTGAAGAATAATATAATGCCGAAGTTTGAAAAAGGTTCAAAAGAAATGAAAGACCATATGGCGAAATTAAGAGCGATGAAAGGAAGTGGTGTTAAGGGTTCTAAATCCAAAACGCATAAAGGGGATTTGGACTATACGACCAAAAAGGGTGATAAATATTACCATATAGAACATCGTTTGGTTGAAGGTAATCCATACGAAGAAGGAGGAGCAGTAATGCTTCCAACGGGTCATCTTGCTAATAAACTGGATTTGAGTTCCTATATGCCAAGAGATTTCAATAGAGGGCTATTATCTACAAGTAGAATGAAAGTCCCTATGAGTAGAACACCAAGAGTGATAAACGCTGGGGGGATTAAACCACCTCCTATGCTTAATTCATCATCCCAACGATACGATGGCGTTGAGGAAAGTTCAAAACTTGGAACAGCGAATAATATGTCTTTTAGAAGTCTTATGTCCCTTTAATTTGAAATTCTGATTGACAATTATACAAATCCAAATCATCGGGTTTAATACCTTCGGGTAAAGGCATTTGAAAAGCAACCTCTTTAAATAATTCTTTATTTTGGAATAATTTCCTTTTTTCTCTATTAAATAATAATACAGATTTTTCATCTAATTTTTCTAATTGAAAATCTAAAAATTTAGCGTAAATTGGAATAGTTTTAGAACAACGATTTTCTAAATATTCCCAATCAATATTTTCTAATCCTTGCGGAATACCAATTGTATTTCTTATTTTTATAAACGCTAATACATAAATAGCGAGTAAGCGACTAATTAAAGCATACAAACATATTTTAATTAGGTCAATATAATCTATATCTTGTTTAGTAAATAATTCTGCTACTTGACTACCAAAAATAATATATCTACCATAACTCTCCATACAATCTGGATTAATAATATCTATTATACATCCTAATAAGTAATTATAGAAATAATCATTTTTAGGATTTGTTTTCATACATTCTTGGATTTGTAAAAGTTCTGTCATATAATTTAGCAATATATTTTTTATCTCAATATAACTTATAATGCCTAAAAAAGAAGAAAAGGTTGGTGGAAAAATTACATTAAAATCTATCGGTAATGATTTTAAAAAAGCATTTAGTCCAGCAACTGGTAAAAAGATTGCTTCAACTCTTATTCATACTGGTATTCCAGCAGTTACATCTGCGTTAGGGTCTGCTGGTGCTGAATTTTTAGCACCAGAGTTGGGACCAGTTAGCGGTTTTGCTGGTGCGAGATTAGGTAATTATGCTGGAACAAAAATTGCTAATCTTGTTGGAAATAAGACTGGTTTAGGTTTGATTAGAGATTTACATCATCATATAGTTGCTTCGGCAAGAGCAAGAGGTAAAGATATTAGTGATATTGCGGATGGTATTACAGAACATAATGTTATATATCCAGTTTTACATATCGCTCATAATGGACTTCATAAGACCAAAATGGGTAAGGGATTTTTTGATAAAGTTAAAAAGGTGGCGGGTATTGCTTGGAAGACTATTGCCCCCGCCGCTAAGGCCGCTGGTAAGCATGCTGTATCTCTTGGAGCAGACGCTCTTGGTAGTGCGGTAGCAGAATATACTGGTAATCCCGAATTTGGTGTATTAGCAAAAAGTGTTAGTCAATCATTAGGAAACCAAGCAGTAGATGCTATTAAAGAAGACTATACTCCCCCTAAAAAAGTTCAAACCAAAGACGCTAAAAAAGTTGCCAAAGAGGCAGTTCAACTTGCCAAAGATGAATATATTGAGGCACCTATTGCTGGAAGAAAGAAAACATACGGAACTGGTATTCATCCTCACCATCGTAGAAGAGGTGGAATGATGGGAGGAGCAATAGAACCAACAGAAAGTCAAATAACTTATGTTGGGGGTAATAATGATTTTAATACACCAGTTCAACTTGGAAGTCCTTACCAATATACTTATAGTCCAGCAATGAACCCTTATTTTGAAAGTGTTAATCAACTACAAGGATACAACCCTATTGAACGATATGGAGGTTCATTTATTGCCGCTGGATATGGTGGTTCTATGATGGTTCATCATATACATCATCATACTATGGGAGCTGTATCAAGACCAAGAAAACGAGGGGGTAGTTTTATGCCGGCGGGTAGTCCTTAATTCGTTTGATAGAAAAAAATAAAATAATTTAGGAATATATGAATGAAGAAAGAGAACAAGCGTATTATCAAATGGGAGATGAAAACGAAAAAATATTTACCCCTATTCTTCAAGAAAAATTTGGTAGAGATATTAAGAAAACTTTTCATATGAAATCCGTTTTAGATTTTGAAAGTCCTACTCATTTTATAGAACTAAAATCAAGAACTTATAAATCTACTGCTTTTAAGGAATGGATGATTGGCGATAATAAACGACAAATGGGAATGAAGAAGATTAAGCAAGGTAAGAAAGTATTTTTTGTATTTGCGTTCAAGGAAGGAGGAACTTTTTACTGGGAACTAACCGAAGAAAATTTTGAAGCAATTGGAGGTATGAAGCAAGTATTTATGGATGGAACTGATGGTAGAGGATATAATGATTTTAAACCTCATCTACATATTCCATTATCTGCCATGACCAAATTAAGTGATAAATGTTCTTATACTTCCGCTCTTGATAATTATAATTCCAATGCGAATAATTTGCTTAAAGGAAAATGTTTGATTAAGATATAATGCTTTCCAATATTGATTTAGAAAATTATGCGAGAGAACAACGATTCCCTATTGTTGGAGTATTTAGTAAGGATGAACTGAACAATATGAAAGCAAAGGTTGGTTCATATTATATTAATATGGAGGACAGCGATAAAGGTAACGGAACTCATTGGGTATTTATGAGAATATTACCTCATCCTTATAATAAGGCTATATATTTTGATAGTTTCGGCCAATATGCTCCAAAAGATGTAGATGAATTTTTACATCGCTATAAACCATACGCTCGTAATGACAGACAAATCCAAGATTTGAAAAGCGAAGAATGCGGATACTTTTGTTTAGCAACAGACAAATATTTTACCGACCATTATGACAGAAATATGGATTTGGATGATAATTATTGTAAATATTTATCCATATACAGCGATGACCTCAAACAGAACGATAAGATAGTTAAGGAATATTTAAGAAAAACAATCAATTTTTTTAATTTAAAAAAAATTGATCAATAAAATATCTTACATACTCATCCAACTACCTTCTAATAAATGGAATTTGTATTCGCAATGATAACATCTAATATTTGGTTCTCCACTATCTCCATCAAAATACAATGTTTGAAATCCCTCATCTGTTATTTGATTTGCTGGGAAATTATATCCATTTGGAAACATAGTATTCATATATTCATAAATTTCTGGGGTTCTTTGTATTCCGCAAACAATACAACAACTCCCATCATCTCTTAATAAAGGAGCTGAATCATTCGAATCATTATAGGAATATCTTATTATAAAATTACTCATACTCATATGATTAGTATTAGTTCTCCATTCAGTTCCATTATAAGTTTCAATTATACCTTCCTCATGATTATACCATCTTCTTCCATAAAATAAATCAGTTGTAGGTCTATCATTATTACCCCATACCATTTCATCTGTTTCATCTGTTTCATCTTCGTCATCTTCGTCATTTTCCATAACCTCACTTTCGTCCCTTACTTTTCGGCAAATAGGACATTTATTAGTAGTATCAACAATTTTATTATGACAATCAATACAAAGAATATGTTCGCAATTATCTCCCCATACCGCCAAAGTCCTAATTTCTTCAAAACAAACTGGACAATCCGTTTCGCAATTATATTTTGGTGTATCATCTAATTTTGGCATTGTAATTTTTCGTTCAGTAATATATTTTTGATATTTTTGTTCCATAATATCCCTTAATCCCCATATAAATTGTAACTTACGATGACTAATTCCTCGTATATCATTAGCAATAGTATTACCTAAATGAATTTTCCCAAATTTTCTCTTATGCTCTTTTTTCGCTAATAATAAAATTGAAAGATTTTTAAACTTATTTGAAACTTGAATTGAGTTCATCTTCATCATACTCATTTGATATATTGAATAAGGGATTATTTTTAAATCAATTTTTTAAATTAATTCAATATAATTTAAAAAATCTCAACTTGAACTTCTTGATTTTGAATTATTTTTTTAGGTCTTCCTCTTGGTTTGCGAACTACTCCATTTGCTTCATCTTCTTCTCGCTTTTTAGCGTAATATTTTTTTACTGCTTTTAATGTATTAGCGTTAAATTGTTTTTTCATTTCTTCATTTTTAGAGCGAACTTGTTGGTAATATATTCGCTGATAATTTTTATACTCTTCTCTATGCTTTTCTCTCCAATCATAAATGGTTTCTCTATATTCCGGAGTATATAACTTGTTCTGTTTTACAATTTCAACCATAGGTTATATATTGAATTAAGATTTTTTTAAATTGTTTTTCGCAAATATTCCTTAACTATCTTATCGTTGCTTTTTAAATCATCGCTATATATAGAAAGATAATTACAATAGTTCTCATCTAAATCCATACTTCTATCATAATGGTCTGTAAAATATTTATCCGTTGCTAAACAAAAATATCCGCAGTCTTCACTATTCAAGTCTTGGATTTGTCTATCATTACGAGCGTATGGTTTATAGCGATGTAAAAATTCATCTACATCTTTTGGAGCATACTGACCGAAACTATCAAAATATACCGCTTTATTAAATGGATGAGGTAATATTCTAATAAAGACCCAGTGGGTTCCGTTTCCTTTATCGCTGTCTTCCATATTAATATAGTATGAACCAACCTTTGCTTCCATATCATTCAGTTCATCTTTACTAAATACTCCAACGATTGGAAACCTTTGCTCTCTCGCGTAATCTTCCAACTCAATATTACTCAACATACTTTATTTACAGATTTTAATAAACAACCTTTACCTAATAAATTTGTAGAGGTTGATTGTTTATAAGTATCTAACGAAAAAGTATAAGAGCATTT